ATTCGCTCATCCTTCCCCCTTTTTACAAAACGCTTCGAGGTCGGAAAGCAGAACTATATTGCCTTCGTCAGTAATGCGATCAGTTTCTTCGTCATAATCTACAAGCATAAAACTCTTCTTCCTCGCCTCCTCCAGAAAATCCTTCTGGCCCTGGGAGTAGGCATATTCTGCAAGCTCTAAGGTTCCGTAGTCAGATGGAATAGTACCTTTTCGCAAACCGATTTTAATTCGGTCACTTATAGATGCCGTAACTGCCCTACTTTTCATTTTGGATCCTTTTTATCTTGCTTCCAGTAAGCAAATAGCGCTTCATCTGTAATCATTTTACTAATTGTCCAGTGATCGGTTATGTAATGCAGCATACTCTTAGCTCCCTTATCTCTCGCTTTCCCTACCTGCTCTTCAAGCTCGGCGATACGGGATTTATATGGTCCTATTAGCTCAGCTTCTAGCGATTCTTGGTAAGATTCGGCAAAATCTTTAGCGTACTTTCTTATGTCTTCATCTTTCATTTGATTGTTATCCCTTTAGCTTTTCGATATTGCTTAGTTCTTAGCTTCGCTCTCCACATCCTAAATTCTGGTTTACCTTTTGCAATTCTAAATTCCATCTTGTGAACTAGGCCGCAATCACAACAAGCAGCATGAAAGATCTTACTCGGCCTTACCCACTCGCCAGGTTTAAAGTCTGTATATTTCATCTCACACCTCACTTTTCGGCGGCGAGATTTCGGAAGGAGGTTCTGGTAGTGGTTGCCAGTGGGTAACTAACTTGCGCATTTCTGTATCTCTAAAATACCAGCCTTCAACTAAGAATCCGTGTTCAGGAACAAAACAAGCTACGAACCGTTCAGGTAATTCCATCCAGGGGTATGGTTCTCCATTCTTCTCGATCCATTGGTTATAGCTCTTAGGACTAATGCCGTAAGCTAGGATGCTATTAGGCGAGATGCCCCGCTTTTCTTCTGTTGGCATCCTCTCACTACACTTTATCCACTCAATCTTAGGGGCAGAGGCGCGACCTGCTAAAAATGCTTTAATATAACGTTGCCTTAATCCTTCTCCATAGAAGCTGCTAAGTGTGGTCATATTACTATCGACCCACTCTTCCGCAACTTTCAGATCTGATTCGTTAGTCATAATTCATCCTTTATAGGCTACGCATCCGGTAACTCAGCACGCCTAATACATCTGGAGACTAAGTAGACTTGCATCCGAATACGTAACCCATAGAGCCCCTCGTAAGAGGCTATAGCGTTATATATTTGGTGAATCGTCTTCTTCATCTGGTGATGGCGTAGGCAAGTCACTCTCGTCTATATCGTTAAAGTCTGGCTCTTTTTGTGCGTGGGCCTCAGCTATGATTTTATTCTCAATCGGTGCCGCGTATTTAAGCGCCTTAGATTTCTCATCTAGCCACATAATCGCTTGAGGCACTAAGATAAGAAGTACAGCTAGGTCTTGCGCCCACCACTTGAAATAAGGAATCCATTGCTTCTTCTCTTTGCTGTAAAAGCTCTTAGCAAGTTGAAAGGAGTACATACCGGGCTTACCTTCCATTTCCCAGCACGAGAGATTAACGCTAGGATTAACCTTACTCTTCCACTGCATCACAGGTCTATTTTTTGCCACTCTTGCCTCCAAAATTAAATTCCATTTGAGCTAATCTATCTTTGCGGTTTACCAATACGGTCATCTTCTTCTTTAACTTCTCTAAGTCACGCTTTAGAAATCTAATCTCAGTGTAAGAGTCGCACTCTAGCAGCTTAGATTCGGTTTCTTTTGTAGTGGCGCTTAAGCCTAATATCTCAGCTTGAACGCTTGCTATGGTGGCTTTTTGCTTCATAGTCATCTACCCAGTAATTAAAAAGTTCCTCATCCGTTATGATTTTTTGAATCGCCCAGTGAGAGGAGGTATAATTTAACATATCTTTACCCCCTCTCTTAAACGCCTCCTCTTCGATTAAGTCCTGCTCTATTTGAGCGTTTTGTAATTGCTCAAACTGCTCGCGCTCTAATGCTGTGCAGTCGCAGTTAGCAGTTTTCTTATCGCAAATTGGGCATGTCATCGCATACCCTCCGGTAATTCATCAGAATCTATACCCGGCGCTGGCTCGTCTTTAAGTAAGTACATAGCAGCATCGGGTATTAGCCTCTCTGAGTAGATATATTTCTTATCTTTGATAGCTCCGTACTTCTTAACGGCATCATTCCAGAAAGCTTCCTTCTCACCTTCGTTTAAGTCTCTGGCGATTGCTTCTTTATCGTATTTATACTTGTGTACTGGGAGCCTCTTAGGAGCTTGAGTAACCTTTTTAATAACCTCTGGCGCTTTAACATCTGCTGGTGCTTTTGGAGGTTCTGAAACATTCTTAGGTTCCTCAAGTTTTTTAGGTTCTGCTTTTGGCGTTACGTTCTCTACTAGCTCAAACTCTTTGGGCATCTCTTCTGCTGTGTATAGACCGCCCATCTGCTGAGGGAAGGCTTTTCTATGGCCCACCGATTCAGCTACCTTCATAATCATTGTGCGTCTAGAGTTTTTCCACTGACCTTCGCCCTTGTCATATTCGGCACCCATCACAGCAACATGTGTGGGCCTAGAGCGGTCCTTTCTATAGACGGTACACCAAGCGCCGATATAATCTTCCTTGGGATAGCCTGGCATCTCAAGCTTACCATCTGGACCCAGTACACCCGATTCGTAGCCATCATAGGCTGGGTTATTATTAGCGATAGCAAAGAAGCCATTAACGCCGGTCATTATCTGAACCTGCCTATCTCTAGGCTTAACCTGATAGCCCTGTTTATTAACGAATCCATCTCTAGCAGGAATAACGATGCACCAGACTTCTTTTCTAAAAGGGTTAAGGCCGGAAGCTTTGCAGATTTCGATGAACATCTTAAATTCAGCATCGCTAGTGCCTTTAGCAACGGTAGCTCGAATCGTATCTAAGACTTCAGGGTTCGTTAGGTCTAAGCCGGACGTGGCTATTGGTAGGTTGTCAGTCATACTTTTCTCCAGTTAAAGTACATCTTGTAATCCAATATGATTGATGTCATATATGGGTTACCAATGTTATAACCATGATCTTTAAAGGTGTCAAGGAAAAATCTCTCTGCTACGTAAAAGATTACGGCACCCCTCCCAACCCCGAAATATTACGCATCGTTTTAACTGGCGAGCTAGGCCGCCTGCCATCCGTTGCTAATACTCACAGGGTATTTAGAGGTAGGGTATGCTCTTCTAAGGATACGCAAGACCGCTTAGAAGCTTTAAACGCCTCTTATATGTGGGCCGCTAAGAAGAGTTTGGGCTACCTGCCTAACTACGGCGATGAAAAGTTAGTTCTATATTTCGACTTAGGGAATCAAAACAAAAGAATGGACATCGATAACACCTTAAAGGGAGCTATCGACTGGCTAGTAGTACATGGAGGTATGAAGGACAATGACAAAGGAGTCTGGGCCATCCCAAGACCTAGTTGGTGGTACGGAGGAGGAATCGACTTCACCGTCATCACAGTGCGTAAGTTTAAATCCGTTGGAGGTACGATTGATAGCGCGTGGAGCAAACTTAACCCAAGAGCATTTGAAAACTTTCTTACCGGAACAGGAGCTAATAGCGGAGATGATCCTAAGAGCGGTGGGAGAATCATTAAACCCAAAGGGTAGCACCGTTAAGAGAGATGCTATTAAGTGGATTCTAGATAGGTCAAAAAGACCGTTTGGTTTTGAGTGGTCAGTAGCTCAAGTCCTAGAAGACGGAAAGATAAGTAAGTTCCTAGTAGAAACCCGCAAGCTAGTCCTAGCTGGTCCTATAGGCGGTCCCAAAGAAAAGAAGGTGTTTAAGAGAGTCTGCTATCAGAAAGGTCGTTCTTAATACTTGACATATCTCATATTAGTTACTAGTATATCATACTATAGACATACTAAAGAGGTAACAGCATATGAGCCCCAATGATATTAAAATAAGTGAACCCGTTGACCCACTACTAAGCATCCATGAATTAGCCGAAACATTGGGAGTGCACATCGATACGATTAGAGGTTGGTATAGACGCGACCCTAATTTTCCAGTGTACAGATTTGGACATAGGACTTTGAGATTTCATCTTTTAGAAGTTAGTGAATATTTTAGAAACCATAAAAAGGAGACGTTATGAGTAAGCTAAAAGTATTGACCTGGGTATTAGGTGCGGCTGTTGCAATTGTTGGAGGGCATAGAGTCTATCAGTTAGGTGAAATTAAGTTTGCTGAAGCTAGGACTAAGTTTGTTATCTACGCGCTTAATCACGGTCAAGTTCCTGAATCTGTACTAGAGCAGTATGGATATCTTAATCCAGAAAACACAAGCCAGAGCTGTTTAGCTACTTGCTCGATGGTAGCTATGAATAAGCCTACAAAGAAAATCAGGAGATAATTTTTTACCCACATGACGCTCGTCATAGATTTTTCAAGTAATATCTTGGCGGGCGCTTCGTGTGGTAGTATCATCGTGGATGACGGGGGCTCTGCGTAAGAAACGGAGCGCCCATGCAGTTGGGATCACTCCCCGTCATCTTTATCAACTTCTAGGTGAATAGCTGCGAAAGTAAAAACTGCGATGAGTAATGGCGACCTTCTTAAAGCACCAGCCTTTCAATTCTATCCTAAAGATTTCCTAACAGACTCAAGAGTGATGGCCATGAGCAATGAGGTCAGGGGGATGTATATAACCCTACTTTGCGTTGACTGGCTAAACGATGGTTTTTTTGAAACTGACATTTTAAAACTAGGTGGTTTTGAGTGGCGCGATCCTAGAGAAAGCGATTACGACAAAGTACTACCGGAGGATGTTGAATTTGAGCTTCAAGGGTGCTTCGTGCCCCATCCAACCAAGCTTCATCACTTAACGTCACCACTGCTGTTAGAGGCACGCGAAAAGCAGCGATTATGGAGGGAAAAATCAGCTCTCGGAGGCAAGAAAGGTGCGGTAGTGCGTAAAGCTAGAGCAATTACTAGTAGTTACGAAAGGAAGGGTGGTAGTGAAATGGTACATACCAAACGTCAACCAAACGTCAACCAAATGCCTACTCTCCTGTCTCCTGTCTCCAGTCTTCAGTCTTCAGATCATAATTCAAATAATAAGGATTTAGGTATTAAGGTTATAGAGGGGGATGCAAGGGGGAGTAGGCTTCCGTTTTTCACAAATGAAAAAGAAAGCCCCGTTGTGTTTATGACCCAAGAGGAAAAAATAAAACTCGACACAAAGCTTGGAACCGAGTGCACTAAATTTTTAATCGGTCAGATGGAAGATTGGGCTAGAGATAATCCCAAGAGCTATAAAACCAAGAAAGACCATTATCGAACCATTATTAACATGTTTCGAATGCGTACCGCAGACGGTTCCTTATTCGGACTACACCCAACTACAAAAGTTTATGGATTCTATGCGAACTGGGTGTTTAAGTTAAACGAAGAACGCAAAGCACCCAATTTTGGAGCAAATAAGGTTTAACTAACATTGGAGTATTTTATGAAACTAACGGATGAACAGCTTGTGTCGGTGCTAAGAAGTGCGACGCGATTGGTAGAGGCGATGTGCGCAGATGACATGACCTATGAGCAGTTAAAGATGGTCTTTCCTTGTATGATTTCAGGAATGGCAGAGGGTTTTATAGTTGCAACAGGTACCCCCTCATCGAAAGCGGCAGATGTGATTGATACCTTCTTTGATATCCTTACCCCACATATCTTTGTAGAGATTTACAAGGTGACGATGAAGAAATTACCGGAGATAAAAAAGGCACTAAAGGAGTACGAAGATGGAGAGTTATAAATTCAGATCAAGTCCAGTTCCGGGCAATAAAGACGGGGAATTTTACGCTGTAAGAGCTACAAAATTAGAGATTGAGCACGAAAGAGCAGCGCAGAAAATAAGCGGGTTAGTTGAGGTTTTGTTAGATAACAACTCAAAGTTTATGGAGCGTGAAGAGCGCACCGTTTTTGACCCAAAGCGCAAAGTAAGTAGGCGAAAGATTGATTTTGCTTGTGAATATCTAGGCGGGCAGTGTGTAGCAAATCTAATTAACGAGCGGTTGTCAGTGCCAAGCGTAACCGAATTAGTTTCCAAGAAAGGTTGGGTAGCTGCTTATAAAGTTATTCTTGATGAGCTAGTTTCTGAAACTTTGTCCGGTTTTAAAAAGTGAGAAAAATTTCGCCTCTCAGAGTCTTAAAATCCCTTATATAGGCAAAATTGGGGTAGCGCTAATGATGAGATGGCAGTTTATAGCTCCTATAAGGCTCTAGGCTGGGCTAGGACGGGTTGGGGGATACACTGACCTAGACTAGCTAGAAAGAACTCAACCTTGGGGCTTATAGAGGCTATAAAGAAAAACCCCGATTGAGGGATGAAGCTCAACCGGGGTACGTGGTGTTAGTGACAAGTTTGTTAATGTCGGTTCAACGCCTTTAAGCATACCAACAAACTTAAGGCACAGCAAATAGCTATTACAATTAGGATGCCCATACAGCTACCTATCCTCAGGGAACATGATAGTTAGTACGGGCCTAGCATCATCGCCGGGGCCTACTTCTGCCCATATCACCTGAGTATTTTCACCTAAGTTAGATTTGAAGCTAACTAGGTTGTCATCCATACCACCTAAACAAGCTGACAGTGTCTGACTAAGTAAGGCGGGTATTTTCTCTTCGTGATCCTCTACTCCCAACCACCTGCATATCGAGTCAGTGACGCAAACAGGAATCTTGAAATACCCCTTTGCAAGACTGGTTACGTCTACCAGTAACCCGTCATCTATGGCATTAGCCCTAGTATAGACTGATATAGGCTCGCCGAATACATCGCTAAACTCATCTTTTGCTTTCTGATTCATAAATATCTCCAGATTTTTATAAATTAATTAATACGGGCTTCAATTACATTTTTAAACTCCTCTAGGGCTTGCAGCACGACATTATCGCCATAGATTTTACGTGCTGAAAACAGTAGCATTTCACGCCATGAGCCGAATTTTGGTTGCGTTGCATAGGCAACGTCTCTTGCGTTAGCGATATCGGCGTACATGATGACGGCCTTTTCGCATTGCTCTTCACCGCTAACTAGGGCAATCACTGTCTCCGCTAGTAATTCAGCGGGTAATCTACTTGTAATTTCCATGATATTATTCTCCAGATAAAGGATCTTAATTGATCCAGGTATGAGTAATACCCATACCCGCATGAATTAGGATTCAAGCTCAATTCCTTGTGTTTTTATCAGCTCTAGTGCCCTAGTTTCCCATATAGACTGACTTGTCTCATTCTCTAATATCTTAGGAAATACTACAGCATTGTCTGAGCCATACCATTGATCACGGGCATGTTTGTGTAATTGGCAAGATGATCCGTAAGACGCCCAACCACCCTCAACGGCTACCCTATTTCTATAGGTGCTACCTCCCTCTTCCTGCATCCTAAAGAATACCCGTCTAAAGGCTGAAGGGTGAATGATGTAGAATGCTACAATGGCGGGATCTAAAAACTCCCCCGGCTCTCTTAATCTTAGCTCACAGCTAAAAGTGTGAGTGTCATTACTAGAGCAGACAAATAGTGATATGCCTACACTGTAACCTTTAAGCTCTAGAGCGCGGACCATGGAGTAGATAGCCCTGCCACGGGCTAGAACTGTATCTGCATTTATGTGGCAGTTGTAGCCAATATCAATAGCTATCTTTACTATTTTGCTATTCTCACGGTTATTAAATGCAAGCAGACATTCAGGCTCACCCGATAAAAACCTACCAACATCTAATGAGGAGCCGCACACATCATAAGTCATGTCGATGCTCTCATGATGCTGATTAGCTATCTTTGTTTGATAGCGTTGTGCCGCCTCTTCTAAGTCTGCTGCCTCTTTGGGTAACCCTGATTGTGTAGCTAGCACCACACAATCAGGGAAGTTAAGACACGAACCAAAGAATCTATCATCTTTAGTTTTAACTCTATGGCTTGCGTCATTGGGATCTACTGGCGGCCGGGCTAACAGCTCTCGGACTTCAGATAAATTTCTTGAAAATATATAATCCATATTAGTTTAGCTCCTTAGTCATGCGAGATACTTGATCAGATGTTAAACCACGATAAAGAATGCCAGAATCTAGCCAAGCTTTACCAATACCGTGCTTGATTAGATCACAGCCTATCTTTGTTGCTCTAGGTGATATGGTGCAAGGAATTGATAGCTTTTCTTGAACCGCTCTAGCTTTACGAACTCTATATAGCCAGTCTTCAGGCTTAACTTCGCCCCCTGCCGTATAATCAACCGGCTCTTGTGATTCTTCTATGCCTGCAAAGTGTGCCTCTAATGATGGATCGATATCTACTTTAAGCATGTAGAATCTATCTAGTATGGCCCCATCTTGAGCCGATCTACCCTTTGCCGCCGTAGTAGCACCGTTCATCTGAGTATTACCACCCGCTATCACGCAGAAGTTCTCATGAGCATCAATACGCTTGCCATCGGGAAAGCTCATAGTACGTGATGAGAGCGCAGCGCACAGCTTTAGAAATATAGACGGATTGCAAGCATCAGCCTCGTCTAAGATCAGTAGCTTGCCATTCTCCATAGCGTCTCTAACTTGCGAGCTGATATACTTATCACCCCACATATAACCAGTAAGGGAAGATTCTGAAGATTGTGGGCTAAAGGTAGCTACCTGATAATCTAGGCCCATTAGCTTAGCTGCCTCGATTGCTATTACGGTTTTACCAGTGCCGAACGAACCCCATAGGTAGGTATTAACCCTAGCCTGCAGTAGTTTGATCACAAGCGGGAACAAGTAATGCTGTTTTGATGAGCTACGCTTAATCTCTGAATCTTTTACGTACTCAAAGGTGATTGTAGTAGCTGCATGTTTCTTTATCAGCTCTATTACCCGCGATTCATCGATATCAGCTTTTGGAGCTGTACCCATTAACTCCTCTAATGCCTTAGCAACGGCACTAAGTTTGTCTTTATCAGCCTTAGCTGCAAAGTGTGGCTCTTTATAGTCATAGGGCACCGGCACGGCATTAGGGATAATATCATCACATATCCATTCTCTAAGTTGTGCTTTTGACCATGCTTGCCATGTGCTAGCTAGCAGGCCCGGTGGAGTCTTACACGCCATGCAATATTTAAGTAGCTCTTTACGATCACACTCTGCTACCTGCTTAGTGATTGCGGTACCGCTAATGCTATCTATTCCCACTGCTATGATTGTTTCTAGGTTCATATGTTCATCCATTAATTATTAAAAATTAGTATTTAGTTCCCAAAAGATTAGAGCGCTTATAACGATTGAAAGTATCAGTACTGGCATATCCATATTCATCCTATTAGTTAGAGTTAATAACCACTATCATCATACTTACACCATACTATCGTATGATGTCAACAATACTTTAGTAGATTTTAGAAAATATTTAGATGGGAGTTTTAGATCGTACCTGATAATGGATAGAGTAGGTTTATATATTGGGAGAAGAAGAGAACCTAAAGAGAGGAACCTATAAGGAGGAGAGATAAGGAGAGCAGATAAGGGATAGATCTATACTGATAATTCTATAGTTCTCTCTTGTGTATGTTAATACATGTAAGATGTTATTAGATCTGATATGAGGTATAGAGCCTTAAGGGATCGGGCAGGGGTAGATAGCGCCATTGGGGTACCTATCGTGCATTGACATAAGTCTATACTCTTCTATATCGCATTAGGTAATCAATTCAGTAGCACTACGGCCAATAGTACCCATTCGGTGTAGTTCCAATATGCTTGCTTACCTAGTAATATCAATGACTTGCTAAATAATTGACTGATAACAATACTTATCGGTCAATTTTGAATTAACGAAAAAAAGATTTTGATACCCCTGCTGCTGTGGCTGTTACCCCACCTGGCATTTTCCCCTTTACTAACCATTGGTTATCAATGTTTGATTATGATATTATTACGGCAGTTCCAGCGTTAACGCTATAACGCCCAGTACTACTAGGGCCAGCATCCCTATAGAGCCCACCATAAGCGCTAGACGCCCCTGGGTTGATATTATCTGCTCTAGTTGGTCTAATCGGGTAGGGTCAGGTAGTGGCATTCCGTACGTCTCGTATAGACCTTTTAAATGCCTGATGCATCTTTGCGCTGTTAAGGTAGGCGGTATGATATCTTCATCCTCTATCTGGACTAGGTACACTTCCCGCATCTGTAACTCTTTAGCTAGCTCGTAGGTTGAGAGGTGCAAGCCCTCTCTTAGCATCTTGATTTCAGGTCCGGGGTTCATATCTCTTCGAACTCTTCATCCTCTATCTCTTCCGGTCTAGATTTAGATTTAGAGATTACCCCTCTTACTTTATCCATCTTTAGATTCATCTCAACCATTAAAGCCATCACTTCTTCTTGCAGGGCTTGCGCTGTAGGTTCTAAGGGTGCGTCTATTGGTATTCTAATCTGCCAGCCGCCGTAGATAATAACTTCGTTGCTGGTAGGTGAGTACTCACACTGGATTTGAGCTTCTCTAAGCAGACTTATTAAACTATATTTTGCCATTAATCTCCCTTAGTTTTCATCATCTCAACTACCTTCTGATGACCTTCTACCGCATCTTCATAGCTGGTGTATCTCTCAATCACGTCTGAGCCTTCCGAGAAGAATATGCACGTCTCCCATAGTATGGGCGGCCCTTCTCCAAATCCGTGATCTAAACCTAGAAACACAGTGCTGATAGTAGTCCCACCAACCTCATCTTGGGCTACCTTTCTGTAGCTCATATCACCAAACTTATTAGCCCAAGTTTCCATGTCGCAGGGTATTGGATTATGCTCTTTGTCGTAGTCGTAAAAGTTACTCACGTCTTAACTCCTTAACTAAACCATTTAAACTAAGGGGCACACCCTTTTCAGCTACCGACTTGTTATATCTTTTCATCAACCACTCCATGCCCCATCTTGCGATGTAGATTGCAAGGCTCTGGTCGAAAGTCTCCGACCCCCTAGCCTTTAATTTGCTGGGTGTTGCTGAAACATCCTTAAGCTCGTTCCTTACTGCTGCTTCAAACTCTTCTATTAGCGTTGCCACTTTTGTCTCCTCTGGTTTTATTGGTTCTATTTTCTTGTAGAAATTATCACCTAACGGAGTCCAGTCGTCGGCTGGATCGGGCACCAAAGCGCCATCCTTCCATATCCACCGACTAGTCCATGTGCTCATTCTATTAACTTTTTGACCTGATTTATAATCACAATTAAGAGAGCTAAGTCAGCTAGAATAATACTTACGAATATAAAAGTAGCGAGCACATACTTCATGCCCGCTACCAGAACTTCGCATGCATCTCTTATCGTCTTGCCTATCATGTGCAAATATTATACATTGGTTAACAATGGTTGTAAAGGTATATCATGAAAACAGTTAGCGTCATGTTGGATCAGGGTCGTCTAGATTACATCATAAAATCTATAACTCCTGGTGCCAGAGAATTTTCCAAATGGGTTAGAGACGCTATCGATCTACGTATCGCTATGGAGTCAGAAGATGAGCCGAACGCTAACACTACAGAGACTAGAGGACGACGGGGTACAGACAACGGGAGTGATATCTCTTGATGGACTGCCAGTCTGCTTTACAATCGAACTAGCCTGGAAAGATAACCGACATGATATATCCTGCATACCTCCTGGACTCTATCCGTTCGCAGTTAGAAACGACTCTTCTAGATTCTCCCTTTGCATCGCCCTATCGGATGTCCCTGACCGACTCGCAATTGAAATGCATAATGGCGGCTCGGTACATGACACCAGAGGATGTATCATCCCAACCATTAACATGTACGGACCATCCCCCTGCGATACGCCAAGTCATTTTGCGCTGGCTAAAATTATCAACCTATTAAAACCTGCCGTCTCTGGTATAATTGATATAAGAGGTATCCCCAATGAGCGACAGCACCCGTAAGGCTTATCACGCAGCTATGACCCGCCATCTTTTGCAGGCCAACACAAGTCACCACATGCGAAAAGGCAACAAGCGAAAGCGAAAATCCCAAGCCGGTGGCGCTAGAAAGATATCTAGACCAACCCAGCAACTAGACTTGCGAGTGTAACCCATGAGGCCCATACTATGGTTAGAGAACATGCTGAATGTCCACAGCACGAGACTAATAATTACCGCCTTAAGTCCCTTGAGGAGCGCGTGTCTAGGATTGAAAGATTTATATTGGCAGTGCTGGTCTTATACGCAACGTCATCTATCGTTACGGTTACAAAGCTATACTCTGTTGCTGATCAGCTCTCTCACACTAGCGTGCTCCGCGACTCCGGCTCCGACCATTCCAGTAAGTAATATTACCACCCGCACTCTCTGGCTAAAGGGCGATGCCTCAGACCAAAAGATTCACCTCTACTGCCGCCAACTAGATGCAGCAGGCGCTGAAACTAGCCGTGAAGAAATATCTTACGACTCTAACCCGCCAAAACAGGGCTACCTCATCACCAGACTATTGGTTAACATGATAGATGTAGCCGCTACAGTTTTTAGCTATGGTAAAACCGGAGGTAACTAATGGGCTCTCTTCTTACTAGACTTCTTGGATATCTGCCTTTTAACGGGATAAAAACTAAGCTTGGAGTTTTAGCCGGTCTATTCTCTGTAATCTACAACTCTATATCTGCTCAGGACTTGCAGACTCTTATCGGGTTACTATCTCAAAGCAAAATTAGCTACGGAGCATTGGCCCTTTTTCTTTTAGGAATATTACACAAATGGCTGAAAGCAACCTACCCGGAAGCAGCGGCACAAACACCGGCAACCTGGGGGAATTAAAACTTTCGGCTGAAGACTATATAGGCAAAGATGCCCAAGCAGCCGAAAGAATCGCACGCGAAGCAGTCTCTAAAACTAGAGTCGATAAAGTTAGGCGACTTGCGCAGGCTAAGTATCGAAGGATGCAAGCCCAAGCAGTGGCAAACCTTCCGGCAACCACAGACGATATTGCTGCTTCTCAATTTGGTAGGGATGTTCTTAAGGATGCTCAAAAAATTGGACCCCAAAGCGACCTCTTTCTCGCTCGAAAACTCTACATTCAAGGTGTTGGTGAAAAGGAAATAGAAGTTCAGACCGGCATCCCTAAGTCCATGCTTAAGAACCTAATAGATGATGAGACTAGTGGCTGGAAGCTACAACGTGATCGCGTGTTTGAAAACATTGGGCAAGAATTATCTAACGCCTGCCTGCCAGTCATGAAAGACATCAAGAAAACTGGCCTAGCTCTTATCAAATCTAGTCTAGATGCTAGAGCAGCTCTAGCTGAGGACAAGCCCATCACCCTCTCTGAGGGAAAACAGATAGCAACCATCTTAGCTTTTGTTACTCAGGAGATTCGCCTTGACGAAGACACGCTCGATGAAAAGAAACAAAAAAGCCTCACGACGCAAGAAATATTCGATTCGTTCGTTGACGACCCATATCTCGGTCCAGCTATCAAAAAAATGGCTAGAAACGCTGTGCCAGTCGAAGTAAAACCAAATGAGTGATAGAGTTGAAATACCCAGCACCCATAAAATCGTCTCAGACCCCCGATATAGACGAGCAGCTATGCTATTTAAAGCGCTCAATAATCGAGTTGACCCGGAAACTGGTAAACGTTGGAAACCTCACGCTGGGCAAATTGCAGTTGGAGAAAACTTTTTCGTTCAGGGAAAGCGCCGTGGCGTTGTTATCTGCGGTCGTAAGTGGGGTAAGTCAGAAACTGCGGTCGATCTTATTTGGCGCTTTGGGAACCTAATTAACAATGGGCAGATTTACTATTTTGCGGCGGAACAATCGGCGGTTAGAGAAATCATCTGGGCACCGCGTAGACTCCAGGACTGGGGGCCAAAAGAGTACGTTGCGAGTGAAGATAAAACGCAAATGCGTATCACTTTTACCACCGGAACTTTTGCAAAGTGCGATGGAGCTGATAACTTTCGCGGCAAAAAAGGGTTTAATCCCGATGTGGTTATCTTGGATGAGGCTGCTGATTATCCGGACTCCTTCTGGCAAGCTATGGGCCCTAATTTTGCTGCAAAAGACTGTATCGTTCTTATTATTTCGTCGCCGCCCTGGAGACTAGAGAACGAGCCCGGTAAGCCAACTCTATTCATGCGCATGTTAGAAGTCTATAAGCGAAACCCGCTTTACTTCTACATGAATAGACCCACTCATGATAATGAAGTGAACTTACCACCAGGATTTCTAGCGCGCGAAGAGAAGGATTTATGCGAAACCGGGCAGAAAGATATATGGGACAGAGAGTACCTAGCTAAGTTTACCGTAAATACGGGGGACAGAATCATAGCAACCTTCGATAAAGCTACGCACGTTAAGCCGCACGCTATGATTATGGAGAGAATTTCTCAGTCTCCAGTTGATTGGGAGCTAGTAACCGCCATCGACCCAGGAAGTGTCTATGCTGCAACCTTCATGGCTATCAATCAGTACACCAAAGAAGTGCTCTGGTTAGATGAAATCTACGAAAAAGAGCAGAAAAACATGATGGTGGAGGCTTTCTGGCCTGCCGTTAGGGCTAAGCAGATAGAATTATGCGGCAACTCCGAGCCTGATAAGTGGTTAAATGTTTATGACGAACGTGAAAAGTGGTTCTCGATTGAAGCGACGCTACGTTTTAACGAAAAAGATGAGATGCAGTGCCAAATATCTCCTACTGAGAAACAGCGTGATGATAAGTTGGACGGGTTATCTATGCTACGTACCATTTTTGCCTATGGGAAGGGGTTAATGAGTGACAGATGTCGCTGGACCACCTGGGAGTTTGAGAATTATAGACGAAATTCTGTTGGCGACATTCCAAAAGCTCACGACCACACGATAGATGACACCAGATACTCACTACACGCAGTTGAATATTATATATCTAGCGAAGATAGACCCGTCGATCTTAAAATTCCTGAGTTCTATAAGCGCGTACCTTCCATGGAAGAAGATATGAGCGATATGTTCGGAGAAGCCCAAGATGATATGGGTAATGTTCTAGATTTTATAGGCGGAGGGATGTAATGAGTCTAGCTTTGTCGATAGTCGCTATAATTCTGGCCGTGGCAACACTTCCAATGGCAGTATATGCTGTAGTTGTAGTTAAGGCGCAGCAAATGAGCACGCATCAGATCGAATATGTTGAAGTGCGCCCACACGATTTGAAAGCTAGTGCTAGAGAACTGAAGTTTAAGTCACCTTACGACAATCTAAAGGCTGAGCCTGAAGATTCTGAGGTGGATGATTTTAATCCTGACGAGGCAGGCATCTAATGCGACCAGTACAAGCATTTTCCGAATTAGGTAACTTTCTAGAGGCCCCCTTCATCGCTAATTCGACCCAGTCACTGCGTCCTTTTTGGGCTGTAGTTAATAACAAGAACAATACCGAGCAAGAAAGAAAAGATGATATCTTAAAGTGGATAAATACCGCCCACGATACGATTCTAGGCTGGAAATATCCGGTCACTAGAATCCAGAGAGCTAATATCAAGCTCTATAAGGGCATTCACTACATGAGCCAAGAAGTGTTTGAGTCCCTGCCCTATAACAAGGGTAGAAGCTACGACAAATCTAACGCTAAAATCGTTATTAATAAATTACAGCTCTTAGCAGACCAGCACGTAGCTGATGCTATCTCTTATTCACCCGATGTGATGATTGTCCCTACTCATAACGAAGAGAGAAACAAAGTAGCAGCAAAAGCTAATCAGGGGATTCTAGATTATCACGACTACAAGTATGACATGGACCTTTTGTGGCAGAAGTTCCATCTACGCAAGAAAATCTGCGGCACGGCTTTTATGTTCGTGCTCTGGAACGAGGATATAGGCGACCTACACCCAAGTTATGCCAAATTTAAAGAAATGCAGGAAGAAGCAGGCGGCCCCGATAATGACGCTATTCCGCTTATCGACCCAGAGACGGGTGACCCAATAACTGGCATCGAAGGCGATGACCTATTTATCGATAGAGCCGTTAGAGTCGGCGATGTTGAGTGCTCATTAGAGTTCGACGAGAGATGTGTCTACGAGACTCCCGATTCTGGAGAGTTTGAGGACGTATCCTGGATTTCTCGAACCAAATACATGGATGTCGATGAAATCAAAGCACGCTGGCCTGGCCAGTGGCATAAAATCGAAGCATCATGGGGAAAAGGTCCGACTGATGGTCAAGCAAGTATTTCACCGCAATGGGCACCAATCCCACAAAACTCGCTCACTCAAAAAATACCAGTTCGTTTCTTTTATCATAAACCAACTACTTTTCTGGATGACGGTTATTACTGCGTATCTGTTAGGGAGGCTATTCTTGAGGCTAGAGACTACCCTTACAAACACGGCAAGCTTCCTGTCATTCGTGGTACCGATATTGATGTGCCTGGCCAGATATGGGGCATGAGTTTCTTTCAAAACCTAGCCGCGCTGCAATTTGCGATTAATAACCAGGCTAGTATGTTCGTCCAAGACCAAATCACGATGACCTACCCGAAAGTAGTAGTTCCTCGCGGCGCTAGGGTTAGAGCTATTAAACTTGGTGATGATAGAGACATCTACGAGTACTCAGGACCAAAGCCACCTGAAATCATGGCTAAAAATCCAACTCCTACTCAGTCGTGGCAGTACTACAACCTGATGAACGATGAGATGAAGACTCTAAGTGCTGTGTTTGGACAATCGATAGGCGCACCCCCTTCTGGTATAACAGCTAACGTCGCTCTTCGTATGTTAGATGAGCAAGAGCAGAAGCTACGAGGCCCGGCATTGAAAAAAGCTGAGAAGTACTACGTAGAGTGCGCCCGCCTTAGAATGTCTCTGTTTGGAACCTTCTACGACCCCACAGACGGCAGATTAGCACGTATCCTGGGTACATCTGACTCCTACACCCTAGAGCAGTTTGATACATCGAACCTTTCAGCTCCTTATGAGGTTGTAGCGCGTAAGGTTTCCGGTCTTCCAAAGAGTCCGGCTGCTAAAACTCAGACTGTTATAGACTTAGCTAACACGTTCCAAGGTCTGTGGAGCCCAGATGAAGTCCTAGAGCAGCTCGATATGGCTAGACCCGAAGATTTAGTTGATAGCGGTACTGTCGCAAGGCGTACAGCCGAGCAGGAAGTAGATGCGATACTACAGGGCAAGTTTGATAAGGTGCTTCCGCCTGCCCAGTACGATGATATTTTACCCAAGTACAAAGTCTATATTCGCTCGATGCAGTCTACGAGCTTTAAGCTAGGAACGCCCCCTGACAGGCAGCAGGCTTTATTAAGACAGGCTCTAACGGCAGAATATATAATCTATCAGAAAATGAAGGCCAATCCGACCTTCCAGCAGATAGTAGCCTCTGAATTTCCAAACTTCCCAGTCTTCTTGCCCTTGCCGCAAGTAGACTCCTCGCCTGTCATGTTAAATATGCCAAGCCGGATGGCTGCAATGACTCAACCTGGGCTACCCCCAGAAGTTGGGAGCGCACCACCTGGAGCAGAAGGACCACCCCCGGCACAACCGCCAGGAAGTCCTCCCGTACAATAATGACTAGGAGAACAGTAAAATGGCCGACGCACCAGTAGCAGCCCCAGCGGCTGAAGCTAAACCCATGACTTTTGGGCAGCTAACAGAAAGTAACGTACCTGTAACCGAAGACAAAGCTAAGAAAGCCTCACCTGACATGGAGTCAGAGAGCGATTCCGAAGATGATTCTGGTCTAGTAGAAACAGATCAGGACTTTGGCTCTGAGAGAGAAGAGGACGCTGACGCCCTAGAAGATGAAGCAGAGGAAGCCGAAGAGGGAGCAGAAGACGCCGACGAAGAGCTTGAGGGTGATACCCCCGACAATGAGCAGACTGAAGAAGAGTATCTTGAGATGGCTCGCGGCAATGTGGGCAAAATCTTGCAAGAAATGCCCCAAAAAGAGCTAGAAAAGGCTCTTTCTAGCGTTGCTCTAGAGGTAAAAGTTGACGGTAAGATGGAAAAAGTAGCTCTTAAGGACTTAAAAGAGAGCTATTCATCTAGAACGCACAACACTAGATGGGCTCAAGAGAATAAACAGAAAGAAATTGCTGTTACTCAGAGAATGCAGGAAGTTGAGCAAACTATAGGCCCTGTTTGGACGGCCCTAAAGGCTGACAAGCTTGAGCAGTCCTTTTTATCGCTTGCTGAGATAGGGGGAAAGAATATACTTGAAGTTAAGAGACAATTGCGAGCTGAGTTAGCGCCAGTGATACTCGGACTTGCAAGGATGTCACCTGAGCAGCAGAAGCAATTCATGCTGCAAGAGGAGAACGAGTTTTATAAATCTCAGCAAGAAACTGCTAAGAAGAGAGCCACTGAAGAGACAACCAAAAGTCAGTCGTCAGAGGCGGTCAGAAGAGCACAAGTCGAGCATGGGATACCCGATAGTGAAATGGAATTTGCTGTCGATTGGCTCCTACAGAACAAATTCAATGGGGACAAGAGTAAACTCACCATTGATGGCGTAATTGAAGCCGTATTTGTTTCAAGGGCCATAGATAGAGCGGTAGAGGCAGTTAGTATCGCCAAACCCTCTCTAAAAGACGATAATGAGTTTTTAGATCGTGTCGTGCGGTTAGCGAAAGGTAACCCGAAGGCTCCAATATCCAAGCTGGCTAAATGGGTTAGGGAACACGCACCTAGCTCCAAAGATAAGGATGCCGGAGAGCTTGCGAAGGACATAAGTAGGAAGGTACTCAGAACGAAGCCCAAATCCTCCTTAGAAAAACCTCACAAGCAAAAAGCGCAATCATTTGGTGATTTGCTCTAAGCGAATCTAGACGGCCAAAAGCCCATAGAGAACCTTAAAGCAAGAGAGCCGATTAACTTTTTGCTTTTAATAAGGATTTTTCTATGGGCTATTCGTTAACTAATAACGCGGCACTGTTTAAAGAAACATATTCCGCAATCAGCCGTAATCACTATAACGGTGACACGGTCCTCCTCTCACAAGTAAAGAAATCATATAACCTACAAGGTCTTAAAGACCACGTATCGGTACCTCTCGGCATGAGTCGAGGCGTCGGCGGCGGAGTCGGTGGATTCCTCCCGGAAGGCGGCGAAGAGTCGGGTGCTCAGATCTCAGTCACTGCGGCTGAAGTCTACGGACGTGCTCTTGTAGATCGCAAAGCAATGAAGGCATCTCAGACTGATGCTGGTGCGTTCGTAAGAATGACCAAGCGTCCAGTTGAACAGTGCGTTCTTTCCTATGATAACTTTGTAAACCTAATGCTTCATGGTGATGCAACAGGCCGTCTAGGTCTGTTAAAGTCATCTTCTGCGTATGTATCAGGCGGTGCGTTAAACCCAATTCTTGAGTTTGACCCAACCTTCTGGTTCCCACGTTGGATTGAAGAGAATGAGTTAATTAACATCGGTAACAGTGGCGACACTGGAACAGAAGACGGTCTTTTCAAGATTGTTTCTGTTGACGAGACAAATAAGAGAATCACCCTTCTTCGTAAGTCTGGTTCTTTCGATTGCTCGACTGGCGTTAATGCTCGTTACATCTACGTACAGCGCACCTTCAAGGCCATGCCGAATGGTCTAGAGTCTATCGTAATGGCAACTTCTGGCTCACCTTATGGCATCCCATACGGTCGTCGCTGGTCGTCACTACAGACTGATGCCGGTGGCGCACCTATCTCTATTCCGATGATTAACAGCATCGTGAATCAGCAGCTAGCTCGTGTAGGCCGTGGATTTGGTCCTAACCTGCTTCTAACTTCTCCTGAAATTTGGAGCCAGTTAGCAGACCAAGGTGAAAACCTGAAGCGTTATAACTTACAGCCTCGTGATAAGGGATTGGCAGGAAATGCTAACTTCTCATTCCAGGGCCTTGAGTATGTGACTCCAGATGGTCAGACGATTGGTATCATGTCAGACAGACATTGCAAACCAACTCGCTTCTACCTCTTGAACACTGACTTTATCGAGCTTTGCCATATGCCAGACCAAGGCTGGTTCGATGAAGACGGACGCGTGTTCCAACGTGTGCCGGATAAGGATCAGTACGAAGCCCGTTACGGCGGATACTTCGAAGCTGTAATTCATCCGACTTACCAGGCTGCTATTTATAACCTGGGTCTATAATCGAAATAGTGGGGGGCGGGTAACACCGCCCCCTGCTCCATAAAAGGAGTGCTATGAGAAAACCTGTATCAAATCGTCAATTCTTAGATAGTGAAATTCTTATCGTCGCTTGGGATGCTACTGGAACAACTAATCCAGCAGTCTTAAGAGGTGGTAATCAGTGCACCGTAGTTCGTTCAAACGGAAACGGAACGCGAGATAGAATCACTATTACCTTCAAAAAAGCCATGTTTGGAATGACCCCTGCTTGGGTAGCCCAACCAACGACCTTAGATTGTGAGTTAAGAGACGTAGCTGGAACCACTGACAAAACTAAAATTGTCATTGATGCCGTTAAGTCTTCTAACACAGCAACATCTGTAACGGATGCGGCTGGTCAAGTCATCATCTTTGGACCGTTCACGAACAAAGAAGGTAACTACTAACTTTAATTTTTAATGGATAATAAAATGAAAAAGCTAATTTCTGTACTTTTAAGCCTCTTACTCTTACCCGTCATTGTCTCAGCTCAGCAAATTGGACGTAATAGCCCAAGTATCACCGTTGAGTCGGCTGATGCTGGTGGAAACGTATCGCTACTTACCCATGGAACAGGAGGTACGGTTAATTTCTATACCTCTGACACCTTAAGGGCTCAGGTAACAGATAGTGGAATTATCTCAAGCACAAGTATCGGCTTTGCCGCTGCTCAAGTTGAGACTGTTTCGGCTGCTGGTAACTCACAGGGTACCGCAACGGCACTTTCTGCAACAAAGTTCATTCATGTCGTAAATGCTTCTGATAATACCACAGCGGTCTTGCTACCCCTGTGCGTTGTTGGGCAGTCACACCGAATGCTTAATACGGTTCAAGCTAAGCTTTTGAACGTATACCCAGGAACGGGCGCTGCTATCAACGGCGGTTCTGCTAACGCAGTATTTGCCGCTGGGATAACAACCGCTGGACACGGTCCTACTGAGTGCTATTGCACAGCACTTCTGACTTGGGTTTGTGGTTAAGATATCTCCTTATAAATGACCTGCGGGGAGGCTTGTATAGCTCCCCTTTTTAAAAAGGAATTAGTAAAAATGGCAATGAATCTTTTAATGCCAGCCCTTCGGGTCAAGAGCATTGTAGTAAATACCACGGTTATCCAGTCTCAGCAGTGTCGCGGAATCTATATCGGCACTTCGGCAGATTATGATTTCAGCTTTGATGGTACGAACTGGACAACTTTTAAAGGCTGCATCGCAGGTACTATTCTCCCCTTTAGGTGCGTAGGCGCTAGAATCACGGCAGGCGCAGCTAACCCCAATGCAGGCGATATAGTTTTTCTATATTAGGTATGTGTGCATCGAATGCGACCAGGACTAGGTTTAGGAAATGGAATCTGCATAGGGCCTTTCTATAAAAAACCAGGCGGCACCCCTTCTCAACCTGCTAACGTCTCCTCTATCTCCTCCATTAGCATCGATCCAGGTGGAACTTACGCACTAGCAGATGGACTTGTAAACGGACCGACATTTGATATTTGGGTTTGGGCTTACACTAACGCAGTAGGCTATAAACTTGTATCTCCTTATGCGATTCACGCACAAGCTGACGCATCCGGCGATCTAGCGCTTCCCTATAATGGTAAGCTTTCCGCTACATGGCCCGCAGTATCAGGGGCGAGCGGCTATCTTGTTCAAGTTGCTTTAGTGAATGGACGACCGACGCCGGGCAATTCTCTTGTGTCTCTTGGGTTTTGGGATAATGGAAATAGTACAACTTTTGACGATCATGTTGGGCTTGCATACTCAGTTAATTCGCCTATTCCTTTTTATCCGCTATCACTAACGCAAGGTAACTATTTGGCAGTAACATTTAATACAGGCGTTATCGGTACGTGGGCAACGGGCAATACAGTTAGATACCATTATTGGACTTACTCGGATGTTCCCACAATTGGCCGCGTTTATTCTTCAGTTAATAGAACCGCATCACCTGATGTGAATCTAACTATAGTAAATGGAGCAGCTAATAATAGTGCAAGAGTTATACTGTACGATCCAACGGAGGGCGCAGACGGGATTGTATTGTTCAGAAACTTCAACAATGCAGGATTTATAGAAAAGAAAGAAATTCCGTTCACGTCTATAACAGCCAATGGATCACCCGGTACTCTAGTTAAGATTTCATTTGGGAACCTATCGCAAGTACTCATTACCGATAATTCAACCTCAACCGGCTGGGGAGCAGGAACGGAGCCACCAACCTAATGCTTAAGCAAGTTAGAGAACAAAGACAGACCGTAGGAGCCTTAGCCCCTCAGAAGATTGCATCTCTAGTGGTCGAAGCTGGCTCTACGCCCTTAAAGATAAAATGCACAGCTCACCCTGCTCAGGTTGGTGATATCCTACGTTTCACCTCAACTACAAATCTAGGTATCGAGTATTACGTAATTTCCGTAGCGGCAAACACTATCTCTCTAAATGCTCAGCTTCCAGGAGTACCCTCTGCTGGTGATACCTTTAATGTTTATAGACTACTCTCGAATACCCCGTCCTCTCTTATCGACGGCTCTAAGGTTGTTACTACGGCAGGTACTAGAGTTCAGCTTTTTGCGACCTCTACCCCGTGCAGAAAAATAGACCTATGTGCCAACCTAGCTAATACCGGAGTTATTGTAGTTGGCTCAAGTACGGTTATAGCTTCTGCTGGAACTAGACGCGGATTTCCTCTTTCGGCTGGTGATTTCTATATGTTTGAAATCGATGATGCTTCTAAAGTCTATATCGATTCAACCGTAAACGGGGAGGGTGTTAGCTTTAACATCTTTACCTAATGATTGATAATGCAGGACGAAAAACTAGTGGTGGTGGCGGAACTCCTGGCGGCTCAAATACCCAGATTCAATATAACAACTCAGGTGCTTTTGGCGGTAGTGCTAATCTTACCTGGAACGCAAATTTACTCGGCGTAATTGGCGCTGAAACAATTACTGGAACTAGTTCTGCTGTGCCTCTTAAGGTAGTAGGTAATAGATATACTAGATATGATATTGATGGTGGCTTAAACGATTCTAATTTTGAAATCTATACAGGTGACGGCGGCGGGGTTTATCCAGGACAAAATAAATTATCAAGTGTCTTTGGAAACTATGACGGCTCTGGCGTTGGATGTTTGCCCGTTTGGTATTTATTTTCTGGCGATGGAACAGGAACTCCCACTAACTATTGGGTAATGAAGTTTTGTAATCTTGATACCGGTAGTTCTGATGGGCTCTATCAGGTTTATAGACAAACCGATCCTCTCGGTAATCCAGGCTTAGGTTTGAATTTCTATACCTATCTTGGCTCATCAAGTAATATGGCTAACTGGTTTATGGGGCCAGGCGGTGGAACTTGTAATGTTAATGGTGATGTCGATAATTTTAGCGGAACATTGACATTACAGGGATCGTCTAGCGCATATGTAACCTACCTACAGATTGATACGGGGCCGCAAACAATTGTCGCCTATGCTCCTGGTGGTATTTCATTATGTCCTACTGGTGGTAATGTTTATACCTCGCTTTGTACACTCGATGATGGTACTGGCACTATGTATACGGGGCTAGATCATCATGTCGGACGAGATTTGTATATAACTGGTCAGCTTCAAAACTATCGCGGAGTTAGTGTTGTTTCAAATGGATTATCCTCTGTGATGAAAGCTGTAAACCTAACAGCTCAGGGTGCAGCGATAGCGTTTACAAATTTAGTCTCCAGCATGAATACGTTTATGACGTGTAAGATTAGCTGGACAGCAACAATAACAAGAGCAGCGACAACATCAAGTGTCCTTGGTGGTACGAACGGTTTTAAAATTCGATACACAAATAAAAATGATTCAGTTGTAAAAACTACAGCTCTTCCAGTTGTATCAAGTATTGCTAATACTACTGCTACATCTATCGGAGGAGAGGTTATCATTTATGCAAAAGAAGCAACCGCGGTCGATTACTCCTTCGACTATACGTCAGTTGGGGCAACTTCAATGCAATACGATTTAACAATTAAACTTGAATGGATTTAATATGCCAAAAGAATTTACAAAATTAGAAAGAAAGCAGATACAGACCCAAGATAGAAATGGCCAGGCGGGACCGATAAGGGCGGGATTAGTGCGTTATGAAATTATCGACGGCACTACCCCAGATGGTCAGACAGTAAGAGTGCTCGCTAAAGATCCTGAAGTTATTCCAGATGATCTAGCGGCACTTAGAGCAATGAAAGATAGGCTTATAAATCAATTGGATGACGTGCAAGAAAAGATAAATTTAGTTTTAGATTTTAAGAAAGCAGAAGCTAAGGAAATATTAGACGCGCCAGCGGAGGTAATTAATAAGTAATGAAGATTGGAATCGGTCTAGATTTAGGTAGGGATGGCGTAGCACTTAAGGCTACTAGCTACTCCAATCCCGGTGGTAGTGGTAACCGCACTGGTCTAATTACCATCTCAACAAACCACCCCCTAGACCCAGGGGGTCCAACTATCGGTGCCTTAATCGATGGGAGTTTTGCCGGAAACTCGACAAACTCATGTGGATTCCTAAACGCTCCTCCTACTACCCTAAATGGTACCCAATATATTCGAGTAGACTTTGGTTCTAATAAGAGAGTAACTGAAGTTAAGTTCTCAATGGACCGAAATGTTAATGAGGGTATTTGGAAGATTCAAATCTCCCCCGATAACTTTACTAGCAGTATCGTTGATATCAGCGCCAATACCGCAGTTAACGTCATAACCAACATCTTTAATTGCAGCTCGAATGTGAGGTCTTGGAGATATCTTCAAATGCTGGGTGTAAGTGGCGTCACTGATTTTGCGCCTTGGTTAACCGAATTGGAGTTTAAGCTTGCATAGGAGCCTTATGGGACCAGTAGAGAGAAAACCAGCAACAGTAGCTCAGATATTAAAAACACCTCAGTATAAGCCCAAACCACAGGTCATTGAGGTTAAGTTCCCAAAGGTAGATAGGAAATCAATCGAAGTTATAAAGTTGATGCACGAAGAGCCTGTGGTCTATAAACACGATTAAGGTATAATTTACTCATGGCATGGCAGGTAGTTGGTAAAAACCCAGACGGCTCTCTCTTACTAAGGGACACGGAAACCGGACAGACGGCTAACTATACTCCCAACCAAGGTTCTAATGGTAAGAGTGAAACTACCATAGGATTAGGTAAGGGCGTTGCCCAGAAGGTCGTTAATGGCTCTGGGACGGGCGCTAGTAACTCCGTTAGCACGGGGGTAGGTCTTGGTACCGGAATAGACGCCGGAGTGGGCTACGGGTCAAATGTGGCCGGTTTATCCAGTAATGCGCTAGGTACCGGGACTCTAGGTGTCGAGACTAGTCTAACCCCAACTCTAGATGCTGCAACGGCTGGTGCTTCTGGTGCGAGCGCAGCCGGAACGGCCACGGGCGGAGCTGCTAGTAGTACTCCCGGTGGTGGAGCTGCTGGATATATATCATCAGGCATGGATGTCTATAACAGTATTAAGAACTGGAAAAATGTTCCTAAAGACCAGAAAGCTACCAAGGCTCAGCAAGACATAGCTCTCACAGTTGCAGATTGGTATACGGGCGGCTTAGCTGGCATGGCTGAGGGTTTTGCTCGTAGTCACTGGGGTGGCACCATGTCTAAGCTTGATAAGCTAGACCAGAAGACAAACCCCATGTCGATAATGTTAAATAAAACATTATTCAGAAAAACCACCAAGGATGTCCAAAAAGAAAACACAGCCAAGCTAGCTGCTATGGACCCCACTAATCAGGACTGGCAGACAACCTTGCAGGGTTATCGTGGCGAAGATTGGAAACACTCTGGAAATCCAGATATGCCCTATGACGGTGGCAAGTATGCTAACTGGGAAGATTACGTTAAGGGCGGTCTAGACGCTAAAGACCTAACCGGCGTTAATGGGATGCTACAAACTTATGGTCCAGACTATGCCAAGCTTAGCTTTGACCAAAAAGTAGCTCTAACCCAGAAAGCAATAGACACGGGGCAGTTCAACTCTAAGAAGGGCGAGGTTAACGTTAACGACCCCGAAGCTCTAAAAGCTAGTACAGCAGATATGCTAGCAGGCTTTTTATCTGGAAAGCAGGCAACGCCCACTAGCCCGGCCAAACCTACAACGGGCGGCGATGCGATAGCTAGTCTTACTAATCCAGGTAAGGGTGTTGGTGGTTTAGGTCAAGTTGGTAACGGAAACGCGAGCAGCGTAGACCCTGGTATATTTCTAGACCCAAATTCTGACTATGCCAAGCAAATGAAGAGCGCTAGCTATGCTCAAAGAAAAGCAGACAGGGCACCTGGTATTCAGGCATTAATCAACTCCTCGGTTGCTCAAGGTCAGTCTGGGACCAATAATAACAGTATGAGTAGCGTTCTAGCTATGTTTGGAAAGAGGTAATATGTGGGATTGGCTTACAGGACTATTTGATAGCAGCTCTAGTAGCCCAGCGGCAGATGCTTTAACCGAGCAGCCGGGAGATAGTAGCTGGAATGTAGGCTCGTGGGACGGCTCTAGTTCTAGCCTGCCAGATACGAGCGGTGTTATCTCTAGTATTCCTACATCTACAGGCTCTAGTGGTAGCGGCTCTGGATTTTGGGACACAATAGGAAGTGGAGCGGGTAAGGTTGTTAACTCACCTGGCTTCTGGTCTGGCATCGCTGGTATCGGTGGTAGCTTAGCCACTATGCAAAATAACGACGCTCAAATGGCCTCTAACAGGGAGATTGCAGCCGCTAATAATGCAGCAGCCCTAGAGCGAGAAAGAATTGCAGCCGGTGCCCAATTAGGGGCCGCAGGTATTGCAGCTAAGTCAGCCGATAGAAGAGCTAAACTTGCAGCTCTTATGGATGCATCAGGTAGGCGTATAGACGCAAATTTCACAGGCACAGGACAGAAGCTAACAGCACTAGGTCAGATGATGCAGGGCTTAAAAGGATTGAGGCGATAATGGCCATCAAAAGATGTGATGTCATCATAAGAAACGCTAGAATCTTAGCTCAGGCTGAAGATTGGTCAGCTACTAGCGGTATCTCTGATGAATACCTACTAAGAGTACTAAATCACGCCAAGTTAAGACTGCAACGCTTGATTACCGTAACCCAAGCTACTCCCTATACTAAGTATTCTGTAGTCGCTGCTAACGGGACCGATGCTATCCCTATTCCTACCGACTGCTTTACTCAGGGCTCAATCTATACTGTTGAATACTCGGCTGACGGAAGTAATACTAACTATATCACACTTGGGACGATGTATGAGAGAGGCGATAACCGCTCGCGTGCTCCTCTTTTTTGCATGGTAGAATCCTCAAGTATATTTTTTGATGCTAAAGTTGATTCAGGAACTTTTCGTATCTGGTATGAAGCTGCTCTAGATAATCTAGATATTAGACGCGGGCAGGTCTTAAACTTAGGTGCGCCAGTAGGGAGTTTAGTTCCCTACATTCAGCTTTCTAACGGATTCTACGGGGCCTTATCTTCGAGCGAAGAGCTAGTCAACGCAGGCGATATAGATTTTATCTGCATAGTTGATAGGTACGGTAACATCGTAGGTAGAAATGTAGGCGTAGAATTATATGACCCATCTCTAGATAGGCTCACCCTAACTAACGCAACTATTACAGATGATTTCTACTCTGTGGTTGGTCCAGCTATTCCGGTGACTCAGAAGTTCTATGTTACAATTGGCTTAAACACTACGACTCATCCGACTGGTCCAGACATATTTCAGGACTACTACGAAGAGTTTTTAAGGTGGGAGATAGAGAAGCAAAGAAGCTCAATGAGTACTAACGAGGACTCTGAGAAGCTTAAAACCATAGCTGCTGAGATAGTAGACCTATACGACTCACTACCAGACCTACAAACACTAGTGCCTGTAATGAGGAGAGATTAATGACCTTCATTACAACCTCTCTTGGACTTACTGTTAAGACTCCGTCTCAGGGGGACAGAAATTGGGCAGCTCAGTTCTTAACTGATTTTGTGCAGAAGATTTCTAGCCATGACCACACTGGCTCAGGTAGGGGCTTACAGCTTGGAACTAACGCAATTCTAAACGGAGCCATTACGCCTGCAAAGCTATCTTCTGGGGCGCAGATTTTTGTAAATGTAAAAACATATGGAGCTACCGGAGACGGAACAACAGATGACACCGCCGCTATTCAATCGGCCATTAACGCAGTTAGATCGGCAGGCGGCGGGGTAGTATTCTTTCCGCAAGGAACCTACATAGTTTCGATATCTTTAAACTTCACAGGAATGGTGGGATTTGAGGTTTGGGGCTCTGGGCTTGGCGGTACCACTATTCGCCTTAACACGGCAGGTACTCCCGGTATAGATTTAACAGGCAGTAGAAACTACTCCTTTAGAAACATGCTCATTTTTGCTGGTAGTGGCACCAACTCCCCCAATGTCGTCATATTAAAAGCTAGAAACAATACCCTAGCTAGCGTTGGGCTAAGTGAGTTTAATAATGTTCAAATAGAAAGCCCAAATAGCGGGACTACTTGCAAAGCCGTTGTTTACTCCTATGCCTCCGAGGACGACTCGTATGTGAAGTGCAACCTATACACGCACGTAGCCTCAACTCCCGCTTTATACATAACAAGTAAGAACGACCTTTCGGTTACTAGTCTCTATCAAACTATTGCGACAGGTGAGCAGTCAAACACGGTAGTCAATTTCACTAGCGGCAGCATCCTAGATACGTCAGCGGGGTCGGGGGCGACGAGCGCCTACCCGGTTTACCTTCATAACGCTAGGGATATAACTTTCTTCAACTCATCGATGGTCGCAAACGGAGATGCGTTTTTCTACCTACTTTCGGATGGGCCGTCTAACTTAGTAGACGAGCTAAATGTTATCGGAGTAAGGTTCGAGCCCGGCTCGGCAAACCCACTCTACGTATTCAAGGGTGACGCTACAAATACTACTGTTATCTTAGGTGTCATAAGCGGAAATATTTTCAACGCCTCAACAGCGATTTATAAGCAGCTCGGTGGAACCGGGACGATTACTCAGCTCGGTGAATTTTCCTCCAATAACACCAATGGCTCTGCTCCAGCATACTTGATTAACACGACTGGGGATATTCAAGGCGGTCAAGTTGATTGCATGAATATGCAAGTAACGGGGCACAATATTTTTGGAACCGTCTTTCGTAACGCTAGACATGTTGCAGATGTTGTAAATACAGCAGGTGCGTGTGGCTATGTCGTTATCAGCAATAGCGAAGGCGGCTCACCTGAATCGTTAATGAAGCTAGCCGGAAATATGAACCTATCCCTATCGCTACCAGTTTACGCCAACAACGCAGCAGCGATTACCGGCGGTCTTGTAGCTGGAATGCTTTATAGAACAGGAGCAAACCCAGATCCGGTTTGTATAGTGCACTAATGAGCTTCATAACCACATCACTAGGCTTAACCTTAAAAACTCCTGGAACCGGAGATAGAAATTGGGCTAATCAATTTCTGACTGATTTCGTACAGAAGATATCAGCACACGATCATTCGGGCTCTGGTAAAGGACTTAAGATAGGTACTAGCGGCATCGCAGATGGAGCTATAACTTCCGCTAAGCTAGCAATTGGCCTAGCACCCTCAGTTATCAATGTTAAAGCTTACGGAGCTGTCGGAAACGGCGTAGTTGACGATACCACGGCAATTCAAAATGCTATTAACGCAGCTAATGCCGTAGGCGGTGGATGTGTATATTTTCCTTCTGGCACCTATTTAATAAGCAACTCTCTTATTGGCTATAGCAATATCACCTTCCAGGGTGATGGTGATTCTTCTGTTATCAAAAGTGCGATGTCATTAAGTTCAAATAAAGACTTACTAAAATTTGTTGGGGCCACTACCACAAGTACTACACTAGGCGCTACTCCCGCCGTAGGAGATAGGCAGGTTCAGGTCGCATCTAGTGCGGGGTTTGTTGCCGGTGAGTATGTTTACCTAGTTAGCGCTAGTAATACCTGGGCAATGCTTCACCGAGTAAAATCAGTAGATGATGCAACACACATCACCTTCTGGGAGTGTATCGGATATCCTTGGGCAACTAGCGATGTCGTTCAGCGTGGTAACTGGGTAAGTTATTGCAAAGTGGATAAGCTTAAGTTTCAAGGCACTCAAATAGCAAACGAGCACACCACCGGACGCTACGAGGATCATGGTATCAATATCTGGATGGCCCATCACATCAATGTCACTAATTGCACGTTTCAGGAGCTAGGAAGTCGCGCAATTATCATGATCGATAAGGCTGCGCACTGCAAGGTTATCGGCAATCACGTCGTTAAATGCTACGACAGGGGTATAGAATCTCACGATAAGACTCACGCAAATGTGATTATGGGGAACACCATCGAAGGCGGCCTGTATGGCATTAGCATACACGGCATTGGCACTGTCTGCTCTGGTAATAACATTAGCGGAATGCACGGCTTTGATGCCGCAGATACGGAACACGGTATCGGCATAGCTCTTTCAAGCGCTCAGGGCGTGGTGGTAATCGGAAACACCATTACTGGCGTCTGGGAGGATGGTCTTAATATAGGCTCTAGTTATTACTCAACTATTGAAGGTAACAATGTCTTCTTTGCAAGAAGGCGCGGCGTCTATACTAGTAGCGTAAATAACCTAAACATCGTTGGTAACAGTTTCTTTTCCTGCGGTTCGGTTGTGGGAGACGGGGTACTTACCTTCGATACGTCATCTAGCTACATAAACGTGGCCAGCAATCACTTCTATGCCACTCCAGGCGTCACTACTAGGGCTATTCAAGCAAGTAACGCACTAACTGGAATCGCTATTGGAATTAATTTCTATAACAATTTTCCATCAGCACCCTTTGATATTAACGCCTCGACTACTTTTCAGACTCCTATTTTTGCTGGCACTTTCACATTAGGAGCGGCAGTTACTACAGCAGTTTCAGAAAATAGAATAGCGACGGCAAGCGCTAAGATAATCTTAACCCCCACCAACGCAGCGGCAGCCACTCTTATGGGCTCTGCTAAGTGCTTATATATTTCAGCGGTAACTTGGGATGTGGGATTTACTGTAGCAACAGCAAACGCAGTAGCAGCGGCAGGCACAGAAACATTCTCTTATGAGGTAATTCAGTAATGCCAGTCCCAGCCATTACTACCAAAGATATTGCAACCTTCGGAGGCATTGATACTCGCTCGAACGATATTAATCGCCCACCGGTATTTGCTAGAAGCATCCTAAACTTCGATAGATGGTCTAACTCTACGGAAGCACAGCGCCAAGGCTATAAGGGCATATCTAAAGGCTCAGGCGGTGGAGGTCTTGCTACCTACGTAAGAGTAGATCCAACCACCCAGCAGTTATCTGAAGAGCTTATTACCATATCAGACAAGCTCTATAAGCTTACCACTAAGACAATTACTATCTCATGCTCTGTCTCCGATAATAGCTTGACTATTGGCCCAGTAAAGAAAACAGATGGCACCTACGGCTTTGCTGCAAGTTTTACCAACTCGTTTTTTGCTTTTACTTTTAGCTTTGACCTGGGAACGGGTATAGATACTTCTTCGATCTATACTGTTACTAACTTAGTAGCAGCTATTAATGCTACAGGTGGTGGCTGGACAGCTAGTGGCTCGGGTAGTGAGCCAGCAGCATTCTTGCCAAATCTAGACGCGGTCAATATAGCAAGTACGGGCACTACTATTACTTATCAAGTTTGGACGCCTATCTACATACCGGGTAACGCTTCTCCTTTTGCTACTTTCTGGTCTGGAGTTAATACAGCTAACTTTGAAAACGCCTCAATGCAGAACTGCGATAATAAGTTATTTATCGCAACCGGTAGTAATGAGCTATTCGTCTACGATTCTCATGCCTGCTATAGAGCTGGTATGCCCTCTACTAGCATCCTTAGTGCGGTAGCTGGGGCGGCGGGAGCCCTAACGGGTACCTATGAATATTTCATCACCTACGAGCACGATAATATCTTTAACACCGTAGTTGAAGGTGATCCCTCTAACGCAGTTCAGGTAACGCTAGCTGCTCAAAAAGGCTCCCTTACTATTCCTTATATAAAATCTACAAATGGTTGGTACGGAAGTTCTGCTATTTCCAGCTCTAGCTTAGCTGGCGTAAATACATTTAACATCTCGGCTGGGCATACTATTCAAATCGGCGATGTGATTTATTTTAAAGACAACGCTGGTGCTTATCAAAATAGAACCGTATCGGGTACAACCGGAACGACCGTCACATTCTCGGGGGCAACATCATCTATTGTAAACGGGTATGTCATCTCAGGTGGAATTATCATCAACATCTGGAGGAATGCAGCAGGTGACTTGAATCTAAAGTACTTAGTTGAGTCGATACCAAACGATGGCTATACGCTGACAACTACCGTCACCTACACAGATAACATGACCGACGCAACGCTGATTGCTCAGGCTGATTATGTGCCACCTACTAAAGGTCACGGCCTACCGCCTGCAAACTTAAAATACCTCACAGTCTATAACGGCCTACTTTGTGGGGCTACCGGAGCTGACGATGATGTCTGGTACTCAGACTATGATGGTCCTCAATACTTTCCAACTGGCACAAGTAACCTAACCGTTCGCTCTAAGACCGGAGCTAAGATAACAGGTATCGGAGCCAATAGAGCTTCTTTAATCGCCACCAAAGCTAACGAGACTCACATCATTACAGGTGACTTGCCTGGAGCAAATTACAGAAACGAGAGACTTAGCGATGCTATCGGCTGCTCAGCTAATGCAACTGTTATAGATTTCATGAGTAATCTCTGGTTCTGGTCTAGTACCTTCGGAGCCAGAATTAGCCAAGATACCGGAGCCCCTTCTGATGCTAGCTATAGAGTGCTCTATGATTTTCAAGACCCAAGATGGACAGCTAAAAGAGCGATAGCAGTAAACTGGGCTAATCAGCAAAAGATAATTTTATTTATACCATCTGAGTATACAAACGGTGCTGGTCAAGTAACGGGCACAGACTCTAAAATCTACACCTGTGATTATCAGTTCATGAGTAGTGGCGGCGTAGGTAGTCAGGTTTTAAATCAGTACGGAACTACCTCAGCAGAAGAGCAGACTCTTTTTAAGTGGCGGCCCTGGGATAACATTAACGCAGCAGGTGGTATGGCTATCTACGGCGGCAAGCTCTACTGGATGGAAAGGCGCTACGGCTCCAACACTTCAGCTTTTGAGTACAACCTATGCTCGATGCTGCAAGACGGCACAGCTTATGATTATTCAGATCATGCTCAGCCTTATGCTATCAACTACGAGCTTCAATGGATGGATGGTGGTGAGCCTAGTTTAATTAAGAAATTTATCAGAGCTAGAATTTACACCCTAGATGGCGGAGTTACTCCTAGCTTTAATTGCAGAATCCAGACTGAGAAAGACTACATAAATGGTGAGCCTAGTTCTGTAGATACTCTAACTTTTGGGGATGCCGCTGACCTACCAGGCTGGGGAACGGGTATTTGGGGTGATGGCGCTTGGGGTGCGGCTAACACATCTCAAAAATTATTTGAATTTAAGCCAACCGTAGCTCGCTCTATAAAGCTAGTTCTATCAAAAGAAAACGCTTGGTGTGAGCAGATAAGATTCTCAGGTATCGAAGTCCAGTTAGTGCCTGGCTACCAGGTGAATATTCAGAGAGGTTACTAATGATAAGCTCTCCTTTTTTACCTCTAAACTTTTCAGACTGGAAGCAACTAACCACGGTCTGGTCTGGGATATTGAACGCCTTTAAAACTCGCAGCGATTTATACATCCCTAAAAAGGGAATCACAGCAGAGAGGCCCAAGCTCTCAGCAACAGATATCGGAGCTACTTATTTAGACACAACTCTGGCAGCTAGTGGCATGCCAATTTGGTGGAACGGTTTAAAATGGATAAAGAGCGATGGCACCAATGCTTAATTTGCTCTAAAATGAGGACATATGGCAGTCATAAAGAAAAAAACAGCCGGCTCTAATACCATCAAGGACGAAAACGCCCAGATTGCAAAAGAATATCAGGGCGACAAGGCCATCTCTAACGACCTAATGAACAAGTTTTATGGAACTGGTGGTTTAGCCACTAGAACATCCGGTGAGCAGTCTATCCTAGATTCCAGAAAAGCTAACTACGATGCCTCGCAAGTCCAATCAGCGGACGTGACCGATGCTGAGAGTGCTCTTAAAGACGCCTCCAAGGGCATGGATTCGTCTACTATGCAGGCGTTAAGGGGTAACATGCTCCGAAGCGAGCAAGGTCAACAGGCGGGCAGCCTGAGAGCTTTAAAGGCTGCTGCTGGTTCAGCCGGGATAACAGGTGGTTCTCTAGTTGGGGCCACAACCTCAGTTTTAAGAGACTCAGCTATGGCAAGGGCCATGGGAGAGTCTGACTTAGCTGGGAAAGCTGCAACCCTGCAATCTCAAAATCTACAAAACTATGCCGGGTTTGTTAACCAGGCAGACGCTACCCGCAGAGCCTCAACCCTAGCT